CGCCACCGCCTACACCACCCAATGCAGTGCTTTGTCCCCCTGCGCCGCCACCAGCATAAGTAACTACAGTACCTGTGATTGCAGAAGCAATACCAGCACCACCAAATAAACTTGCATTATTTGACACCGCCGCGCCACCACGAGTTCCAGCACCACCACCACCGCCAGAGTTTGCCAAAGCAACAAGTTGACCACCACCACCTTGATTACCCTGACCAGCAACTGCATTACCGCCGGGTAAACAAAGAGTGCCAGAAATGTTTAAAGCCGCACCGCCACCAGAGCCACCCGAACCGGGGGCTGTACTACCGCTTTGGCTAGCGCCACCACCACCACCGTAAGAAAGAATATTTCCAAATACAGAATTATCACCAGTAGACCCTGTAGAAGAAGTTGCTCCACCAGCACCTCCTGCTCCAACAGTCACTGTATAAGAAGTTCCAGCCACAACAGGAACCATACCTGTCAACAAACCACCAGCACCGCCACCGCCAGCCGCACCAGCACCAGACCCACAAGCACCGCCGCCACCACCACCAGCAACGCAAAGGTACTCTACCCACTGAGGTGGATTAAATGCTGACCATGCGCTTTGACGAATGGCTTGGTTAACTTGTCTGAGTGTAAAAAGACCTTGTGCCATATATCCTCAGAATGTAATTGTGCCGCTGGCAACAAACTTGTACACACGCCAGCCGCCTGTTGTGTATGTTTCTGGTGATCCAGTTGTTGATGTAGCAGGGGCTAAGTAAGATGGGTAGCGTAGGATTACGATTCCAGAGCCGCCTGCGCCACCAGAGGCGGCAACATTTGCCCCGCCACCACCGCCAGTATTGTAAAGACCCGATGTAGCTTTACTGCCACCACCACCAGCGCCATTATAAAAACCACCAATACCACCGCCACCACCACCGCCAAGCGATGTAACGTAATATCCAGCCGCACCGCCACCGCCAGCGTATTGAATAGCCGATCCTGTAATAGAGGAAACCATTCCTGTGCCTCCGCTTTGTCCCACAATACCTGAGTTAATCCCAGTTATTCCAGCACTACCAGCACCGCCCCCACTACCACCGCCATAACCACCAGACGAACCTGCGCCGCCACTGTTTCCCTGCCCCGATGTTCCAGTACCCGGCGTTGTTCCACTACCACCAGTACCGCCGCCGCCAGAGCCACCATTTCCGCCGCCAGTACCGCCACTTCCATTTGACCCACCACCACCTCCACCATAAGAAGTGATAGTTGACCCGCCAACAATCGTAGAGTCAGAACCTGTTGATCCTCGTGAAGTAGTAGCCGCCGCACCAGCGCCACCAGCACCTACAGTAATTGTGATGCTTGAGCCAATTGTTACGGCAAAACCTGTAGCGGTTAATAATCCACCCGCACCGCCACCGCCAGAATTACCATTATTAACATCACACATCCCACCACCACCACCGCCAGCCACACATAAGTATTCCACCGCTGTGACAGGGTAGTTAATGCCGTTTAAACCGGCTGAGAGAATCCCGCCAACTTTACTAAGAGACATGATTGCCTCCGTTTACGCGATGAGTTCGTAGGAGATCGAGTAAGTGATGCCGCTGGCCGTGCCGGATGTAACAGTGATTGATGTGCCTTCCATCAGGTACAAAGCTGATGTCTTATCCACAACAATCAATGAAGCATTCTGCGGGACAGAAACCGCTGAAGCAATTGGGTATGCCGTGCCGCTACTAGGAGCAGAGCCTTGAGCGACCGCACCATTGGTGTAGATAGATACAGTTGCATTCACTGCCGCAGAGCCGTTTACATTAGCTGCCACAATCTGGTTGATCTTCATCACTTGACCGCTAGAAGCAGCGTTAGGAAGAAGAACTACGGCTGTAGTTGCAGATGGTGTTAGATAGGTAGTTACACCATAAATCGTGGTTGAACTGCCAGCAATATTTGGATTTGCCATGATGTTTCCTTATAGACCAAAGACGAGAGCCATAGCCACTGCTTGACCGCGAGTAGCGCCAGTAGCCGCAGGGGTTGCCCAAGTAGGCGCTCCACCTGTTGTAGCTGTTAAAACTTGACCAGTTGTACCAGCAGCCGTAGTAGCCAATGCACTGGTGGTAGACGCATACGTGATGCCGTACTGTGTAAACGCACTGGTCTGGCCTGTACCGCCGTAGTTATACGCAATAGCCGATGTAGTTGTAACAGTTGTAAACGCGCCTGTACTGGGTGTAGTTGCACCTACAGTACCGTTTAAAGCACCCGCAAATCTAGTTGCTGACAGAATTGTGCCATCCCATGTCAGGGCAGAAGAAGCGCCAAAAGCACCAGAGCTATTGAACTGAACCTGCGTATTGGAGCCAGCAGCAGAACCACCGCCCACATTAACAAAGTTAGTGCCATCCCAAGCCACGATAGCCCGTGTACCCGCCACCACAGTAACGCCTGTACCAGTTGCCGCTTTGACAATGATTGACTGGGTGCTTGTGGTGTTATTGATGACTACATAGGTCTTGGACTGAGCAGGGACTGTAATCGTTCGTGTAGCTGTACCGCCCGCTGTCCATAAGAGAACTGCGTACTGGGAGCTATTGGCCGTTAGACCTGTGCTTGCGTATGTGCCCGTAGTCAGGGTCAATGTAATGTCAGCATCAGCGGAGATTGTCTGTGTACCAGCAACGGCAACGTCAACGATCTGCGAGATGGCGTTGTTAACTGTGTCGCCCCACTGCCCGGACAGTGTGCCCGTGGCTGGTAGCGTGAGGCCAATTAGTGCCGTATTTGCCATTTAATTCTCCTACTATGTAGAAATCTGTGTCCAACCGGGCGATTCCGTTGTATCAACAGCACTCCAGCCCGGTGTTTGCGGATTGCTGATATTTTGCCAGTTTGCGACCTCTGTGTCATCAATAATTTCCCACAAAAATCGTCCACCGTTTGTTTCTGTCATTGCCATCGTTTCTGACCGGCTCACAATGTAGTTTGCTGCACCGTTATTTGTATCTGTGATTGCCGCAGATTCAGTCAAAAACTCCGTGTAATACGTTCCTACAGTTGTTGAATCTATTGCTGCTATCGTTTCTGTGATAGTCATAATCAGCACAGCCACCTGTGCTTCAGCAATAGTAATCGACTCCGATATATTACCCAAGAATGTAGCAACCGCTGTCTCTACACTCACAATTCCTAACGAATCCGCAACACTCTCGTTGTAACTGGTCTGCGCTGCGTTTGTATCCACAAGGGCCTGCGACTCAGAAACACTTTCGTTGTAAGACGTAGTAGCCTGAAGATTCTCAAGCACCACCATGCTATCGGCCACGCCAGTGTTAAATGTCGCAGAGGCAGACTGAGCATCAGCAATTGCCACTGAATCACTTACATCCACATTGATCGTCAGAGCTACAGTCTGAATATCCTGAATGCCTGTCGTGCCACCCCACAACCCAGAACCCCAAGTATCCGCACCCCACGCAGTGCCGTTGGTCAACGACTCTGTAATACTTACATCAATTAAAAACCCAGCAGCTTGGGACTCAGCGAGTGCAAGGGTATCAGTAACGCTGACAGTGAAAGTCTCTCCACCGCCCCATGCGTTATCACCCCACGCGCCTGATCCCCAAGCTAACGCCATATCAAGTTAATGTTAATGTGTAATTAACCGCAATTGTGTCGCCGTTAACAACAGCCTTAGAACTAGAAAAATCACCAGCCGAGAACAATGTCGCTGTAGTTGAATCTTTAGTTGCGCTGCCACCAATGTTAATAAAGCAACCCGCCACAGTTCCTGTACTGGTCATAGAGAATGACACAGCTGAAGATGTCGTTTTACTGGCAGCAGCAGCCGCAGAAAATGAAGGTGTAGGACGATTGCCTGAATACGCAGGAGCGTTAGTACCACCAACTTCTAACCAGCCGGGGTGAGAAGCTTGAGTGTCTGTAGCCGCTACAGTGCCCACACCCTTAAGACCCATCACAACTGCACCAGCAGCTGCATTACCAAGAATGGTGTTCAAGGTCAAGTTTTGACCCACAGTCACAACCATATTCTCAATGGGCTCTTCCCATTTGATTTGGCCATCAGCACCGTAGCAAACAGCGTGATATGTGCCGTGCATAGCCATCTGGTCTGCTGGCGTAGTGTTGTATTTTGTAATAGCTGCCACGTTATCGGTAACGGTTAATTTGTCCAAGCTCATGTGAGGCTCCTTAATTAGAAGAACGGATCAATGCAGCCGATGCGGTATTAGCTGGCATTGTGATGGTGAAAGTGGTTGATGAAGTCTTGTCAGACCCAAAGTCCAGCACGGCCACGGACTTATTTCCCTGCGTGACGTTGTAAATCAAAGCACATCTAGCTGTTAATGCGGCAGTCCAAGACACATTTGGGAACCCAACATAAGCTGTAAACCCTGAAGAATTAACAGTGATAGGCGTCAAAATAGACCCACCAGCTGTGTAACCAGATGCCACTACTTCATTGGTAGAGGAGTAAACAGTGGTGGCCTCGTTTAAATCCGCGCTGGCCGTATACAAAGCAATCTTGATAACGTCTGTCGTAAGATCGTGAATGCCTTGATACAGCTGGGCTTTGAAGCTGGTCGTTTGGGTTTGAACAATACTCATGAGACTGCAACCCTAACTTGACCATCGCGGTAAGCATCCGCACGTTGTTTGCCGTCACCCAAGTTCTTAAGCAGAGCCATAGCCTGCACATAGCGCTCTTGGTACATCTTGTACATTCCGTCTTCAGGCGAGCTCTTCATGTAAGTTCCAGCCTCACACAGAGTGCCATACAGCAATGCAGAATCAAAGTTATCGCCCAGCCATGTGGTTAAAGCAGTGCAAATTGACTCTGGGTAATAGTAATAATGCAGCTCTGCGTTGTAGTTAACATCTGGCGTAGGGCCAAGGATGAATGACAACTCATTGACGTTAGCTGACTGCGGGCCAAAAATGGCATAGTGCCGAGGCTCCGAAACCTGTGCGCTGAGTGGATATGCCTCGCGCATGAAGTTCACATCTTTGTTTAGAAGATATAAGTAGTCACCCTGAAACACAACCGCGCCATTTACAGTGCCGCTATTAGCCACTGTTAGTGTGATTGTAGTTCCATTGATGCTACGAACAGTAGCGTTAGTCCCAATGTTTGAACCTGTAATCTGCTGGCCTACAGCAATACCACTCGCACTGGCCACAACAACAGTCTTTGCACCAGATGTGCCTGTAGCTGTTGTAGTGTTATACGGATATATGGCTAGGCTATACACCGACAAGAAGTCCTCTGGGCAAGCTAGGTATTTATTGCCGTTTGCCAATACACCCGTCACGTTCTTACGCAAGTTGGCAATCTGCACCGTGTTATAGACGCGCTGCTCCGCCTGCTTGATCATTGTATTGATCGTAGTCGTGTCAAACGTGTTCTGCGTGTAATCCTGTACCGCAGCAACAAGTTGGGCGTAAGTCATTGCCATTGTGTAAACCTTAAGCCATTGGGCCGCGAGACATCAAACCTTTGGTGGCCGCGCCAGTACCGCGCATCTTAATACCTGAAGTCTTAGGCTCACCGCCATTAGATTTGTTGATATTACCAACAGTCATTTCTACTGTATCAGCACGGCTCATGTTCTTACCAGAGCCAGGATTCTCTTTAGGAGCGACTTTTTCGCCCTTCATGGTGTGCGGAGGGGCATAGACCTTGGCATTACCAACCTCTTTACCCATCATTTTTTTGCTGTATTTAGCCATGTTAGCCTCGCTTTTGTGCTGCAATTTTAGCCAAACCACGACCCATTTTCTTCATGTCAGCATTGGTTTTACCAACATTGCCATGTATGGGGC